TCATGTTAAAACCTCAACTGTTTTGGGAATATTGGTTACTTGGTTTTGCGATGACGAACTACCAATAATTGATGTGTCACCTTTTTGCATTTCGAAAGTTAAGACTTTTTCTGTCGTATCCGATTTGGTCGCCAACGTCATGTTTAATAGCGTGCCACCAATAATCACCATTTCTGGACTGAAAAAGGAAACTCGCGGTAACGAATCTTGCTTTTGGAAAAGCCAACTAGCTAAACCAATCATGGCGTTTATAAAGTCACTACTACTGCTTCGGAGCGTTATAGTCGAAGTGTTGATGTTCCCCTTTAACACTGGCGTACCACCAGCAACGTCGATACTTTTAACGACGGACTGTTTGTATCCGTCCGGTATCATGCCGATTAAATCTCCAATTATTGGAATGGGAATTGGCGTAGTTTTTCGCAAGTCTTGATATTCTTCGGTCAGAACCTTAATGCGCGCCTGATCGTCTTTCGTTAAATCAGCCTTGGCGTCTAGTTCAAGTAGTTCCTTTTGCTCTTCGCTCGACAACGTATCATCGAGATAAATGAGGAACAGCGGAGGTGCTTTCTCTGAAATCATTTCAACGGTCCTACGTCTGTTCTGGTTTTGTTGTTACGTGACTCTTTCTCAGCAATATCAACCATCATTTGGTTAATCTCGCCCCCACGTTTTTCAACGTAATCACCAAACATTTGCATTGGGGTTTTACCTGTTGCAACCTCAATTGGCGTATAGGTACCAAACTGAATGAGTTTGTCGAAAAACGCCTCCCAAGTTTCCATGCTATTGATTGGCTGCTGTCCAGCTTTGATTAGATCGCTGCCTCGCTTGGCTAACTCGCTAGCGTAAGATATGGTGCTTTTGACAAAAGAGTTTTCTACTTTAACAGCGGCTATTTCTGCTTCGTCGGCAATGATCTTGCCTTTTACTTTGAGATCCAAAACATCCAAGTTTGCTTGAATGCGTTTAGCCTCGGAAGCCTCGGAAGAAACCACCGCTTGGGCTTGGCCTTGCGTCACACCGTCTATGATTTTCTTTTCAAAAGCCTTGGCGTCACCGATTGCCAAAATGCTTGATGATTTGTCAGAGCGATTTAGCGCTTTGTCTAGTTCCTCTGTCCTTACTTTTGAGCCAAGCATTGTGTCCATGATGTTCTGAAAAGTGAGGTCTTTATTTTCAGCGAGTAATGCTTTGAAAGGTTTCATGAATCTTGAGGCCAGCAATGCATCTTCATCACCGAAAACATCATTCATGTATTGGGCTGCAACTTCCGGTTTAAGCTTTGCCATTGTTCCGACAAAATCCAGAAACGCATTCTCAATACCGTTTTGGTTTGCTGCCTCTTTGTACGATGCCATTTCTGGGCGTTCTAGGGCACCGACAAAACCAGACAAAATACCTCGAATGTCAGATTGATCTAGACGAGCAGATATACCAACCGCACTAAGAGCAGCGTAACGCCCTCTGTTGATGCCTAAAGCATCAGCCGTATCGCTAATGTCCGACATTTCATTTAAGCGCTCTCTGGCTATTTGGGCGTATTCCTCTGCACCTTGAAAAGCTTTAGTGGCAATATCCTTTGCCACACCAGCCGCCGTTGCAATCGCTTCACTGGCAAGATTGGCCCCAGTAAGGATCATGAAGCCTTGTAACTTACCAAGTTTAGATTTTACTTTTTGACTGCCCTTTTCAGCTCCCTTCTCGAAGCCTTTACCGAACCAAAACTCAAAGTCATCTGCTGCCTGTTTTGAAGCGCGTCGAAGCTGCACTTCCATTTTCTTCGACTCTTCTTTCATTTTGCGTTCATCGAGCCTAGGAGCGAGGATAAATTCTGAACTAGCCGCCATTAGCCACCTCCTCCTGTTGTTTTAACTGTCGATAAGCTCTTCGCAAAATCAGGCCAATAAGATCGCCGCCGTCGATATCGGGACTATTCTCGATAATGTCAGCGGCAAACCCATCACCAGCGACTCGGAACTTAGCAAGTTCCTCAAGTTCGGTAGGGCTTAGAAAAAAAGCCCTGCGTCTTTTAGCGTCGAGCACTTAACCAAAGTTTCCAACACCATTTCTGCAAGTTCTGGCAACTCGTAGTTGTCGATGCTCGAAGCGTCGATTGACATACCATGTTTATTTTCATGGACAGCCACCAGCGCCATCATGTCGTAATAGTCAATTCGCTGAAATTCCATTAAATCCATGATGACCGTTTTCTTGCTTTCTGCATCCAGCGAAGTGAAATACTGTTTTGCTTGGTCGTGATCGACAAGCCCTTGAATGCGCATGGTTCTAGCGCGTGGAAGGTGAAGAATGAACCCTAAATAAGCCATATAAGCATTCCATGCTTTTGACCCTTTAAATTTAGCTATCATTACGCCACCGCTTTAAATTCATCTTTGAAGTTTTTAGGCGCGACTTGAATAGTCAATTCAACGTCTAACGTAGATTCAGATTCATTAGCCGTGCCATTGCGAGGATCGTTTTTCAAAATACATTGCTTGGAAACAAGAGTTCGTCCGTTTTTCTTGTTGTACGATGTGAACTGAAAACGCTCTTCGCCTAAGAACAATTTTACGTAAAGCTCCAAATGCTGTTGAGATACGTTTCGAAGCTTTACTGATAGCTCGATAGGCTGAGTTAATCCGGTACCGACAATTTCACCGTCACCATAACCATTAGGATCGCAAAACATCTGCACTACCTTTTGGTTGTTTCGTCCAAGCTCAATCACCGAGATATAGCTGTATTCCTCACCGTCATAAACAACGGTAGTTTCCATTTCCCCAATTCGAAAATTGCTGCCAGCCATTATTGAGCCTCCGTTACTTCAATTCTTGCACGCCAAATAGGTTCAGCGTCTTTCACTTCTGCTTTACCGCCAACCACATATTGCTCATCAGATTTGACGATGGAAATATAGTTATTTGAATCAGGATCTAAGTAGAAATATGGGAAGCCTTCGTAAGTCTCGATAACTTCGGACGCGGCCTCTTCAATGTTTACTCGCTGAACGGCTGTATTGTTCGGCTCGTTGGTTTGAATGTAAGAGGTGATCGCCTCTTGCGTTTTTAGCTGCGCTTGACGGTCGATGTAGGCTTTAGTAATTGCGGAACCACCATTACCAAAGAAGCCTAAAGTCGGCCCATCAGAGCCATTCAAGAAGAAAGAAATACGCTTGTTAAACAAATCGTCGGCTTTGCCTACAGTAAACACTACTGACGCAGGATTGGATGAATCAAGCACGTAGTATTGACAATTTCGCCAGTAAGCTTGTGACAGTAATCGACCAAACGCTTCGTAACATCCAGTGTATGAACCCGCATCATCAAGAAAGACGGTATCTTTCATCGCGATTTGTTCAGCCAATGCTTCGTCGCTGGTGGCGTAAGCTCTCACGCCGTCAAAATCCGTAAAGTCGATAGTTTGCGCCGTGGCAATATCAATCTCTTTAGAAAAGCAAAGCGTAAAGTAATCGGTCGGATCAAAGTCGATTGCATCTGTGTTTTCTGGATCAACTTCATCTGCAAGAATTAGCAAATAGAATTTCTCCAAGCCACCAGTCATCAAGTATTGAACTTCTGTATTTGCCGTGTAATTGGCAATAAGCGTCGGATCATAAATTGGCACTACTTTGTACAACGCAGGGTCCATAATATCGCGTGTTGCCTTGGCTGATTTTTTACTGGTTTTTACTGGGGCTTCCTCGCCCTCTTCCGCTGGTGGCGTGTAACTACCAGTAACCATAACTAGGCATTTATACAAAAAACTGTAATCGGCCTCTGTAGCAGATTGAGCTTCGCTGATGCTCACCGCATAATCGAAAACAAGTGTATTACTCATAGTCTATCCACTTAAAATGTTTGATTTTTTCGCGTGTTTTGTCGAACTCGATTTCGCACGCAAAGTGAAATTCTTTAGCCACTGAAAGGACGCCAACAGAGAGCCAATCGGAGGAGGCTTCCATATTTACTGAAGCCAGTGAGGTTTTACTGCCACTGCGCTTTTTATAGCGATCAAACTTGCTACCTAGGACGCCAAAAACAGGCTTATCTCGCCCCATATCAGCGAGCGACAATCGAATGATCCCAAAAAAGCGAATGTGTGATTCAGAGAAGTACTGCTCACGCACACTTAGGTATTCGACATAAACAATGTCAGCACCGTCATGTAACGCCCCAGCCCAATCAACCGCCTTCAGACCGAAAATATTGCGGATCTCATCATGTAGAGCTTTTCTAAACATACTGAGCCTTTATCGAGTTAAAGAATGAGCCAGTATCGACCATAGGCCAGTCAAAACCTTTACCTTGAACGTTGTATCCGTTGTAACCGGTCCCGCCCTTAATCGTTGTTCGAGCGTTGCTGCCATAGTCTTTTCGCATGATCGGGTTGCGTACTAAAGCGCGGGCTGCGCTCTCAATACGACGAATCATTTCAGGGCTTACTGAGCCAGCATTGAATAGCCTTATCAGTTCGTTGGTGACTCGGATAACATCTTGGTTTTGAAAATGACTTTCCGCTTTTGAGAAAACCCCGTAACGGGTGTCCATGTATTCGGCAAGTTTGGTCATTTTTAGGTTGGTCTTACCTTGGGTACCAGTCTTAACCCGAGACGCTTGCTTTCCTTGAAACGATTTAAGTGGTTTTTCGTGGTCAGCCATTCTTGCCGTTTTGCTTTTGTCTAAAACGCCAATTCGAATATGATGGGAATTAAAGTCTTTCACCTCTTTTTCTAAATTGGTGAAATCCAGTTCAATGTCCAACGTGAACATTAAAACCCTCCGCCAATGATTGGAATTCGGGCAGGTTTCACAACAGGCTGTTTATCAGATAGAGAGCACCCGTTAGCCTCTGCCAGCGCCTTCAAGCGAACCAGAGAGAAACGTTTATTGCTATCTTGAGAAACCCGTTCAATTAGCACCTTTTGTGAAAACTGATAGCACTCACATTCACCTTCTGGATTTGCATTGATAGCGTTGGCAAAATCAATCTCATCCTGAAGCATTGCTTCTGATCCGCAGTTTCGAAGTATTGTGTCGATGAGAATTTGTGAATCTTCGGAAATCATCATTCTCTCCAAAAGAAAAGGGACTCAACAATGAGCCCCTACTTTGACCGGTTATTTATTTGCTTCTTTCGCACGCTCTTTCAAAGCGCGAGACGCTGCAGTTTCAGTGAGCTGGTAAACGTAAGAACCTTTGGCCTCAAGCTCGTTAGCTGCACTTTCATAAGTAAATAAGCTTTTTTGAACCAAACCGTGATCGCCAGATTCTTTTGAGTAAATACCGGGTACTGAACCATGGTGGTTATTTACCGCAGGTCGGTAAGTCAATGAAATATGAGAGCTAGTCCCTAGAATGGATGGAACCTCTAACATTTTCACGTTCTCATAAGCTCGTTGCACCGCAGACTTGCCCGTCACCACATCACCACCAGACGACGTGATCGGCTTGCGCATAATTGCTGCAATATCTGATGTGTAACTTAAAGTCATGTTTACGTGATCGGCTTCGCCTAGGCCAAGAGCTTTGGCTTGCTCTTCGTAAATGGCGTTAATCACCGTTAGTACGCCAGAAATATCCGATACGGTTACTACTGTTTCATCATACTCAATGGCATTTTTATTTTGCATCATGCCACTGTTACCGTGTTTGCCGTGGAAGTGCTCATAGTCGTATTGCATCAATAGGCGGTTTAAAAGACCCGCATTGATGTTTACGTCATTGACGTTCTGCATGCTAGACAAGCGAAATTCAATGTGAGTAGGTTGACGATGGTAAGAGAACTCAACCTCTTTTGCATGCGCTTGAGCCAGCTCAGTGGTTGATGGCGTTAACGCCTCAGCAAACTTATCGTCTGGGAACTTACCAGTCACATCATAGTTAATGTGAATTACTGTTGCCTGTTGCAATTTACCGTCTGAGTAATCTTCATCAGTGCCTGCGAGATTGGCGGTGTAAGGTACGTATGTGCGCTTGTTGCTACCCATGATTTTTGCATTGTAGCGACGCTCGACCTTTGATTTACATACAACGTTAGTTGCCATATCTTGATTTCCTTCTGGTATCAAAAAAGGGCTTGCCGGTCATCCTGGCTAAGCCCTTTTGGTATCAAATTAATGTTGGCCTTACTCTGCATAGTGTGAGTTTGGCATCAGTTATTTTTTCGCTGTAGAGCGAGAGACTGTTTTAGAATCCGCACTTTCTGGCGTTGGCGCACCGGCTGGAGCCGAAGCCGCAACCCAGCCCGCGTCTTGGCGTTCGTATGGCGTGCCATCCGCAGGTGCTTCTTCCACACCACCAATATCAGCAGGAACTAGTGTTACGTCACCCGTTTTGCCATTTACACTCGTTACGCCAGCTGCGCCATCAGAACCCGCAGGAGCAGAGCCACCATAAAGTGTCACTAAAACGCAGCCCTCAACGATTTCGCAATTTTCATCCAAACCGTTAATGTCTAGTTCGTCAATTTTGCCCATGATGGCTGTCGAGTCAGCGGTGCCGATCGGTACCACTTCGCCTGTGGCATTATCAACGGCAAAGCCATTACCAGCCGCTAGCGTTACACCATCTTTTACACGAACAGGAATGCCCTTACCTTGTTCAACAACACCCGTTACCTTACGGATGTTACAAAGGTCGTGGACTGCGAACCCAGCAAACGCAGATCCATTAAACAGAGCTACTTTAGGTTGTTCACCACTAACGGCTACAGAGGAAACCGCAACGCCAGCAACCAAATCACCTTCAAACGCACAAGGGGAAACGACGTCACTATTACCAGCGTAACGAGTTGCACCTAACGGAATTTCACGAGCCATGATGCTCTCCTTATTTCTAGAATTGATTATTTTGATTTAAATGTACGAATTGAGTTTTCGTTTACGCAGATTCGGCGTTGTTTGCCTGTTGGCCCATTTCGAAAATGGAGCCGTAGTCCTTCATGGCTTCACTATCTTTTGTGACAGAGACTTCACGACCACCTTCTTCCAGCTTGCCTTTGTTAAACATTGATCGTTCAATCAAAGGCCATGCAAGCTTGCGATCAATTTCGTGAGACTTAATGCCGTCTTTGATGATTTTTTCTTTAACCGTATTGCGGTCACGCTCTTCTAATAAATCGAGCATTTTTTCATTTTTGAAAAAGGCGCGAACCGTGGCAGCCGCAAGACCCTGAGCGCGTTCAGCCGGTGTCTTAGCCCATTTTTCAACGTCTTCTTTGACTTCCTTAATATCAAACCAATCAGGAAACATTTCAGAGTTGTCTTCCATGAACTTGTCGAATTCAAGGTTGAACTTGATAGCGTCAGTTAAGTCCGCCTCTGTGTTCTCTTCTTCATTTTGCTTTTCTAGGCGTTGCTGAAGTTTTGCAAGAATGTCATCATCTTCATTCCCAGCCGTTGGCTTGCCACCCAACAGTTCAAGCAGTTTATTGACATCAGGCGTAGCATTAGGCTGCTGCTGTTGACCTCCGGTCAATAATTGCAAAAGCAACTCTGATGCATCATCTTTAGGTTGTTGTGGCTTACCACCAGCCAATAACTGCAATAATTGCGCATTCGCGTCATATGGTTGCTGACCACCACTCAAGAGCTGTAACAGTTTCGGATTAATCGCATTTTGCTGCTGACCAGTAGCACCACTTAATAACGCAATTAATTGCTGCGTTGGATCCTGTTGTTGATTACCACTCAAAAGCGCGATTAGTGGGTTTTGTTGTTCGTTGCTAAATTGGTTTTGATTACCGCCGGCCAATAGTAGTGCAAGTAATTGATGTAAATTCATGCTGCTTTACCTCGATTGATTTTATTAACAATTTGCTGAGCGTGAGATTGCCCAGATGTAATCTTCATTCCGCACTGACAGTTGTACTCAACCCCAAGCCCTAATTTTTCAGCCTGTTTAATGGTCATGCGTTTACCGTAGTGCAGAGCGTGCGTGGCGCGTTCCTCTTCTGCTGAAGATGGTTGCCACTCAATGATGATTTCGTCGGCGTGTTCTGAGCTTGAGAGGGTTTGAACAATCTCGCTGCTGAGCGTGCCAGTCATTGTGTTTTTGATGTTTGCTGCGAAATCCAAGTTTGATTTGTTTTTGGATTTTTCCAGCCTTTTGATCGTCATGTAGGCGTTGGACTTGGCGTCCATGAGAATTGAATATTTATTGATGAGTTTTAGCTGTTCACGCTGCATTCCTCCATGCTCGTTGTAAATACGCTCAAAATTGATCCCAAACCAATCAAGTAGGTTTTCAGCCATTGTGTAGGGATACAGATACATGCTGCCCCCTTACTAATTTTTGCTAATCCCTAGCTCGGCAATGGGTAGAACGGTTTCAACCATTTTTCGCTTTTCGTCGTCAGTGAAAAGCGAGCTCATTTCGATTGAATTTAAGAAGTTGGATATTTCTGGCAACTGTTCAATGTCGGGCTTAATCATAAAGTCGGCACCAAAGACCGATTCAAATACGCCCCTTAGTACCTCGTTAAAATCACGTACTGAAGCCAAGCGGTTTTGCTTGCGGTCACCGTCACCCGTTGAATTAAGGGAACCGACCAACTGACCGTTAATAAATGACATTGGACGGCCTGTTGCGTTACAGATTAGAGAGTAAGCGTACTCAAGCTGCTCCTTGACGGGCTTAACATCGACCTTTGGCATTTCTAAAGCCGATTGAGCATCAATGTACGCCACACTGCTTTTCTTGAGCGCATCGTTGATTTTATTGATTTGCGTTTCGACAGCCGTTAGCACCTCTTTGTCTGAAATGAGCTCACTTAAATCACTAATCTTCAGAAGTACAGCCCCGCCAACACGTATTAGCTTTGCTGCGCCAACGATGGCATCAAACACCATTCCGAAATAGGCCTCTAACAATTCTGTCCGATGGAATTCTTCAAAATCCAACTCAACAAAATCGAGCTTATTTACTTTTTTAGCGAAAACGGTATACGTGCGCTCTTCGAAATAGAAAGCGTGCTCACGTCCGTGGATTGGCCGCTTACGAAGCACAACCTTACTCTCCTCCGACATGGCCTCAATGACGTAATACATCAAACCACGCTGTAGTTTTGGTGAGTGAGAATCGTAAATCGTTTTTGAAAAATCCGAGCTTCCTATCTCATCTGGTATTGCGACAATTTCTAGCGTCACATACATAATGCGCGAATAGAGCTCTCGAATAGCTATTTCAATATATCGCTCTCTTGCCAATGAGAACGGGTCAAATTCAGTAATAACCGGGAGCAATCGTGGGTCTTTGGCGCGAAGGAACTGGTAATATTTTTCAAAATCCTGTTTTTTGTCAGGAGGCGACTCGGAACCACCAACTTTATCTTCTGGCTCGTCAAATATGCCCATTAGTGTCTACCTCTTATTTTGATCTTGTCTGAAACAATACCGCTTCTTACGGCGCAGTTTGTTGTAGCGTCCGGTGCATCATCATGCTCAGCGTCTTTATTAAATTTCTTGTGTTGGGTGAGCCATTCTTGATTTGACCAGTTTTCAACAAGTCGCAAACGCATTAAGTTCAAAAACGCTCCGACACGAAATATCCTGTCGTGCTTATTACCTAGCGTTGTACGTGGTATGGCATCAATGCCACGAACGGAGAAATAATCCTGAGGTGCTGTCCCGACTCCGTTGTCCTCGTAATAAAACTCAACAACCGGAAACGAATTGATTTTTTCAGCAATTTGGTCAATCGCTGAGTTCCAAGAATGAGGGAAGCAATATCCCCACGCGAATACGTATCCGCGAGTCTGGGAAATGAAGGATAGAGCCGTAAAGTCGCCGCCTTTGTAGGAAGGGTCCAAAAAGGCAACACACGGCAACAGCTCTTCGTTTTCTTCAGCTGTAACCACCGGCGTTTCTGCAAATGGGTAGCCGGAAATTTTCGGTGAAGGCTCACCAAGCCAAACGTGTGGCCAAGTAACCTCGCCTCTCTCCCTTTTTGCTTGTTCAAGTAATTGGGTGTCTTGATAGCGATTAGGTAAATCGAAAATGTTGATATGCTTAATGACCGCGCGATCACCAAATGATCGCACTTTCGAGATTACCGGGTCTTCTGCAAAGTTAGGGTTCATTGCGAAGAAGAAACGAGCTTCTGTTAAGTCAACCTCTTCCGCACCAAATGCCAATCTCAACAGGCGCTCATATTCAGACGTAAACGAAACATTGCCTGAACGGTTTACTGTAGGGAAAAGCACATCAAGAGAGTCTTGTGAAGCATCCTGCGCTTCGTCCATGAAGACCATGCGCACTTTATGCTTACCCTTAATTTTGTTTACTTGGCTAAATGCTGTTTTGCCGCCTGTGGAGCGCAAGCCAGTAAATGCAAATTCAACATTCGTTAGTTTGTTGATGATTTTGCTATGGGTAATTTTGAAATATTGTTCAAGACCAGCCTGCTTGATTAAGTCACTAACGACTGAGTGAACGGAATCTTCAATTGAAGTCTGGATTTCACGTAAAACCAAAAAAAGCGAATCGCGGTATTTTTCCTCAAACGATTGTTCAAGCATGTAGCAGATAATTGCGAAGGTTTTACCAGAACCGCGGCCACCTTTTAAAACGATGTACTTAGCAGCTTCATCACCGAATATCTTTCGGTAAATAGGAGGAATGCTAAATTTCTCTTTAGTCTTTAAAAGCATTTTCTTAGAAAACGCCTTTATCATTCTCCGTAGGTGTAATGCCTCTTTTTTGTTATTTCGTCTTTCTAGTTTTCCTATCAGGCCGTCAACATCGACCTTAGCCAAGATCTCTACAACTTCTTCAGGAGTTATCTGTTGACTCATCGTTAGTCTCTACTTCTAAAAAGGCTTTTAGTGCACTCCCCAAGTCCTGAGTAATGTCCTCAAGTTCTAAATCGTCGAAATCATCTGGCAAATCATCTTCCTTGTAATTCTCACGATAATTTTTCGGGTCCAGTCTTCGAAGGCGAAATTGAAGCAGCGAATCTGAATAACGGCGAATAGGGACTATCTTGCTAATGGTCTTTCCGTCCTGAGTAACCTTTAGTGATTTGTAGTCAACGACACCATCAATGGCTCTTCGGTCAGCTTCCTTTTCAAGCTTCTCAATTAAGTCTGCTTTTGCGTCTTCTAACTGCTGAGCGAACGTAGGGTCGTTTTCAGAATAGTGATAAATAGAGCGACGATTGTAACCAGCGTTTTTAGCAGCCTCGCCTATAGTCGCTCCCTGTTCTAATGCTTCAAAAAATCGCTTGTCTCGTGCCCTCGTTCGTTTCGTCTGTCTGGACACTGAAAATCTCCAAATTTAGAAAATCTTTATTTTCGTTAAATGCGCTTTTGCTCTTTCTTGTGAAAAATGAGAAAAATAAAAATTAAAAAAAGCCGCAGCCGCTCCCATGATGTGGGAGTAGCAAAACGGCTTTTTCTAAAATCGTGATTTCCGAAAAGTGCACTTTTGATGCTTTTCGTTTGGGCTTGATATTCGTTTTGAACTAAAAGCGCATAGAAATAAACAATTAGATACTACTTTCTATAAGCTTTTGGGGAGTTATTGAGTACGCACAAGTACTCCTCAAAAACCGCTATTTCCCTGATTTTGGATCAACTTCGATTTTGCACTCTTTCTTTAGAATGATGTTTCCAGATGACCCTTTCTCTCCACATGAAGCCATTCCATTACGACTGTTTTGTTCTACGTGGTAACTAGTACACCCACCAGCTAACAAAACACTTAACATTAATAACGCTCTCATTTCTCTTCACTGTCTCCCGAGCACATACTGACAGCTCGCAAACCACTATCGTCAATTTTTACCGTGTTCTTGCACTGCGAGCCACTTACTGCCCCGTTCTCGACATAGGCTACCGATGTGCAACCATTGATGAGTAGTACAAACACAACCACTGCTAAAGTTTTCATGCTTCGCCCCAATAAAATACTGATTCAATTTTCTTCCATGTGTTTTTACCGACAATTCCATCATTGGAAAGGCCGTACTTGTTTTGAAACGCTTTAACGCTTGCTTCGGTACCATTACCGAAAATGCCGTCAGCATTTAAGCCAAGGTTTAGTTGTAGCTCTCGCACATCCACGCCGCGAGCACCATTTCTTACCGTTGTTCTATCCAGTGAAAATCCAAAAGCGAGTTTTAGGGCACGCTCAAAATCGTGTGCGTATCCGGCAATAGTTTCGGCTCTGTCAGTTCCGTTGATGATTCGACGAGCGTTTACATAATCGGGAATTTCTTGGTCTAAATAATCTGAATACTTTGAGCCGGTAAACAAGCCGGTGGCCATGCCAATTAAAGTCGCTTGTGCAGAGTAGATTGGAGTAAGCAGTAAGTTAGGGTTATTCACCAAGTCGACACCCAGCTCTAACGTATAAATGTTAAATAGCAAGCGGCTTAAACGTTCGTAGTTGTATTTCCATGTAACCTGAACATCACCTCGCCCGTAATAGGCTTGCCCTGTTATTGGATCTGGTATCCCATACTCATGGCCAACGCCTTTACCATACTCCTCGACAGGCTGCATGTTGTATGCGGTTTCGTGATACACAGTAGCTAGTGAGTAGGCTAAGTAACTCAGTGGAATACGCATACGTTTAGAGCGCAGCAAAAAGTAAGCAAGCATGTATCGTTCACAACCCAATGACTGCTCCTTTGTCATTTCACCCCGAAACAAAACTGCATTTATGCGCGTTGATACCGCTTGGGACGAAAAAAATTTCAACATAAGAACACTCTATTTTGGACATAAAAAAACCGCCACAATGGGCGGTTATAAGATAATTTAGATGTTGCAACAGTGAGTCGCGAAGTCTCATGCTGTCACAATAGACTGAAAAATTCGTAACGAATACCCTTTTCACATAATTAAAAGGAACTCATCGCGAGCGACTAATTAAAGAATTATTGTGTAAGGTCTTCAGTTGGTGCGTTTGGTGCGTTGGTTTTTACCGATTCAATACCGTTATCTCGAGACGCTGCGCTTTCATAAGATTGGCTTGTACCTATCACTTGATGGTTACCAGCTTTTAGGTTGAACATGTATTTTCCAGCTACAGTTTGTTTCCTTTCATATTTTGAATCGTCAGGCGCATTCTTTTTCACTGAATCAATGCCATTTTCACAACTTGATTTTGTTGTGTAGCCCTCACTAGCTAAGATATTTTGTCCATTTCCTGCTTTTAAACGAAAGCGATATTCTCCCGCTGTATCTTTATAAAGTTCAAATTTTCCAGACATAGAAGCCCCGCAATATTATTGACAAATCAACCATTAAAGACATAGATGTATGCACATCCGACCATATAAAACATAATCAATTTTTCAAAACTTTCAATTATGTTGAATGAGTAATGTGCACTCGCTTCTTTAGGTGTGCTCTCAAAGAACTTAATGCACTCACAAGTAGCCGCCATCTATAGAGTTATAAACAACCAAGGACATTTTTGAGAGCTAATTTCAATATCAATTAATTCGCGTTGAAGCTATCTGTAGTTGTGCATATGGTAAGCGCACAATCGTAAATGGAGATTATGTTGGGCAACCTAGAGGCAAACCACTTTCTGTACCACTACGTCCCAAAAATCCAACGGCACTTGAACTAGCTGTACACCGATATGAGGTTTCGGCTATTAAACTTTATAATCAAAGTTTGGATGAGAGCGACCCTAAATCTTTAAAAGCTTCTCAAGAAGATTTGAAACACCTCAAAACCTTGAGACGTAGCTTAAGCGCACAGGTATCATTACAAAAACAACTTACAGAATATCAAGAGCGAAGCGCAGCTACTTCGCCAGACGATTTAATGGATGAACCTCATCACCCTACCCGTATTTTGGCAAGAAACCTAACCAGTATCGGTGAAATCAAGCCAACTAAACGACATGATCCTCACCATATTATTATGGGAGCTGGGCAATTCCGAAAAATGGAAATGATGCTTGCAAGACTCAACCTTCATACGTTTGGTCTTGGAATCAATGACCCATCTAATGGTGTTTGGTTACCTCGAAATGTGAAAGACAAAGGACATTGGAGTTCTCCAGATGCTGAAGCACATAAAAAAGTTCATCGCTATAACTATGAAACATGGATAGTTACAAATCTAAGCAGTGACTCTCTTAAAAAAGATGTGTTCATTAACCGTCTTCGTAATATCAAAATTAAACTGAAAACTTCTACTTACCCCGAAGGTATGATTTCTAGCAAAAACCCGAACTGGAATGGTGAATAATGAACGTCTACCAATTGAAAGAGATGCCGCATGATTACAAGGCTTTGCAATTAGGTCCAACGGAACTCTTCGGCGCCATAGGCAAACAACATCTAATGACCATACACCGCCAGCGCTCTCAGAACACGTCATTACTAGATATTTGGAAAAATGTATCCGCTTCATTCGATGATGTCTTAGGAACTAACGCTGACATCCCTGATGTGTCGCTGTGGTCTATGACATACCTAGTACTGTCCCATCGTGCTTACGAAATATTAAAACCCACCTTAGAAAATGAAGGTGAGTTTCTATTGGTAACTGTCGGAAAGGAACAAGTTTATGTCTTTAACTGCCTCTCCTTTGGCCAAGAAGACGAATCTGTTTGCGTGAAGAAATATCTTGATGGCATCGAAGATGGTTACGAAACACTTTATTTCGAAGAATCTGATATCGAGAAGCGATATTTATTTAAATCACGACTTGAAGGTTGTCAAAGACTGTATGCCACTGAATCTTTTAAACGCTTATGTGACCACTATGACTTGCGTGGGCTCCGGTTTGAAGAAGAGCTGCTGAGCGTGTTTTAGATAGCGAGGTATAAGATTAACCCAACTATTTCATGGAAGCAGAGGAAATAATGAAGGAATTTGTAAAATGTACTTTTGGCGGTCTCAAAACGTCGTACTTGGTTAGACAATACATTTTCGGAGCGTTGATTGCTGCTGTTTTTTTCAGTGCCGCAACGAAGAATGGGCAGGAGCTAAGCATCGCAACAATAGCGGTATTTACTGTTAATACTCTGTTGTACCCGTACTCAAGGTTTGTGTACGAAAGAATCGTAGAGTTTGTGATGGGCAACAACGTCTTCTTTGTTAATGCAGTATTGATGCTTACTGTAAAAGCTTTCACGATGGTTCTTTGCTGGGCAGCTGCTATTTTTGTTGCACCTTTAGGGCTCGCTTACATTTATTACCACCAATTGAAAACACAAAGTTGATAGAACAACGCTTGGCATTATTCCTTCGATGCCAATAGTGACGTCATATGATGGTAAGAGCTGGTAAAATTGCTTAAAAAAGTGATGACCGATGAAAAACATCGGTCATAGTGCATAGTGCCATTAGGTTTGTGGATTTGGAACGTATAGCGGGAATCGAGCCCACATCATCATATTGTACGCTTTGCGTTTATATTTCTTTATAATCAGTGGCTTGGCTAGTCAATTTTAATTAAGAAGGCCAAGTCAGTTAGAACGCTACAGCATGAAAAAGTGCTATATTGAAAGCATCACATCTTCACGCCCCCACAGAAGGAACAATATTATGCCGACCTACCAGGTCACTTACTTCAACGCGAAACACGCCGTGATGGATAGCGAAGCTATCTTCATGAAAAACCTAACGAACGCAAAGCGCTCAGCAGAGCATCATGCGCCAGAGGGTACTGACCAAATTGAAATCAAAGATTTAATGGATCAAGTGCTGACTCGATTGACGCCTGAGCAAGGCTGGATTGATAGCACCGAAGAGTGACATTGCTTAGCAATCACGGTTCGTTTGGAGTGTCAGCAATAAATACACAGGCTTGATTAGTTTTTCGTATTAACCTTTGACACAGTTTAATTTGTTTGTCTGTCAAAGCCTGTTCACGGTTGAGTTGATCGAGTAAACCTGCAAGCATGTCTCTGTCCAAATTACTCAGTTTTTCAGAATGCATGAGGAGTGTCGTATTGATAAGTTCAGAGAGGTTTCTTGAACTCACAATCCCCATTCCTTATCCCACTTCTTTTGTTCCTCAATCTCTTCTATTCGTTTGCGGACATCCTTTCTCTTTAACTCCTCTGGCATCCGCTTAATCCCTTTTCCTTTCGGATTAAGACCAAGTTGTTTCTGCTTTTGTGTCGGTTTAAGTAACTTGCTCACATATAATCCTATTTTTTAATGGTCAACTTAATTTCACACCACATCCATGTTGGCTATGAAAGAAACAATGATACTACACAAGTCAGCACAAAATAGACACAAGCGTGTTATATGCTTGCCTAAATTAGCTAAGCTTAAATTAATTAAGATAAGACTCTCTCAATTAATTGTGGCATTTCACTTTTCATAAAAGTCTGAAAATCTCAAACTTTGCTATTTATAAGAAAGCCATGCATACCAAAGTTAGTGTACATCGTGTCCTCACTATGTTGATTTGGATACCAATTTTGTAACGTACTATGTGCCAGTTTTCCCGTGGCAAACTTTGGCTTAACACAGAGAGCCAAAAACCGTTGACAGTAGGTAGCAAATCATCAAGTTCTCAATTATTTTTAAGCAAAGTTGAATATGATTTTTCTTTGCTTAGAGTCGATTTCTTTGACAGTAATGTTTACTTGAGTGCCAAGTGTAAAAGTTGTCGTTTGGCTTGAGATTTTTTGTTTGATCGCATCAAATTCAAAATCGCCATTTTGAAAACTGGATAAAGGTATGAGACCTTCGATTCTGTTTTCCTCCAGCTCTACAAAAACACCAAAGTGCGTAACTCCAGAAACGCTTCCCATGAAGTTTCGTCCAATAAATGGTTTCATGTAGTGGCATTTCAGTGCTGATTCAACCTCACGACTTACTTCATCAGCTTGGCGAGATTGATGCGAACAGTGCACACTGAGTTGCTCAATCTCTTTTGTATCGTAAGGGTAACTATTCGAAATCCCTGCTAGCTGGCGTATCGGCTTGAGCTTCATTAACAGGCTACGTAATTTACCAGTAGTTTTCTCTCGAAGTTTGGCACGGATGGCACGATGAATGAGTAAATCAGGGTAACGACGAATTGGAGATGTAAAGTGTGCGTAAGCATCGTATGCTAAGCCAAAGTGACCCAAGTTTTTAGGCGAATATTCAGCTTGGCTTTGAGAGCGCAGCAGCAAGGTACGTATTATGTCACACTCATCCAAATCTCGAACTTGATCTAAAAGTGCGTTGTAGTCGTGAGACGTTGGCTTGTCACCCCCTGCCAAAGTTAGCCCTTTTTCCGCAAGTAACATTCTCAGTGAGGTTAGCTTTTTCATCTGAGGGCCAGAGTGGACACGATATAGGCTCGGTATTTTATTTAGCTCTAGAAATTGCGCAGTAGCAACGTTAGCGCACAGCATAAACTCTTCGATCATTCGGTGAGCGTCATTTCGAACAACAGGAACGATAGAGGCAATCTTCTTTTTGTTGTTTAGCTTAAAAGCGAGTTCTTGTGTATCAAAGTCAATCGCTCCACGAACTTTGCGTTGGCCAGATAAGTTCAAATATAAACGATGAAGATTCACCAAATACTGCGCAATATTATTTTTAGGGTTGTTGCTTTGGTATGTTGTTTTAGCCGAAGATTGCATGATAATGCGGTTAGCGTCGTCGTACGTTAATCTGGCATGAGAGTGAATGATGCCTTCAGAAAACTCTGAATCTAGCATGTTACCCTCATCATCAAAGGTCATCTCGCATACCATTACTAATCTGTCTTCATTGGGGTTTAGTGAACACAAACCATTAGATAGAGACTCAGGCAGCATTGGCACAACGCATCCAGGGAAATAGACGGATGTAGCACGACTCTGCGCTTCAAGATCTAAATGGTCATTTGGTTTAACGTAGTGAGATACGTCAGCAATTGCGACGAAAAGCTTCCACTGACCGTTGTCCATTTGATACCCATAAACAGCATCATCAAAGTCTTTTGCGTCATCACCATCAATAGTGACAAAAGGTAAATCTCGATAGTCTACTCGTGATGTCTTGTCCTTTTCTTCCACCTGAGAGCCGAAGGCTGATGCAGCATCAAGTACGTCTTTATCCCATTTGTCATTGATTCCATGACGACGCAAAGCCAATTTCACTTCTATACCAGCTTCTCCCGGGCGCCCTAAGACTTCATCTACCTCAACGGTAGTTGGTTGTCTATAGTCTGGGTAAGTATTGATTTTACAGTGGACAAGTTTGCCGACATTTTTAGCAATCAGTTCATTTGGAGTGACGTAAATGGTTTGAGTTAACTTCGAGTTTTCTGGCAATAAGTAAAGTTTAGAACCTTTTCTTTTTAACAAACCCACTATGTGAGTTGTTTTTCGCTCCACTATCTTGATAAACCGATGGTTTGAACGACCTTGATGCTGCGTATGCCCTTTCAACACCAGTATAATATCACCATCAAACACATGACTAAGTTGATGCTTTGGCAAGAATAGATCTTTCTCATTATCGTCGTAGGTGAGAAAACCAAAACCGTCTACATGGATGCTTATCTTGCCAGTCACTAACGATGATTGGTCAACTCTCTTGTAGCCTTTTCTTCTCGTGAAAATAAGCTGACCATCACGTTCCATGGCTCTTAAGCGTTTTTTTAAAGCATCTTTCTCTGGCTCGTCATTCAGACCAGATGAATGAGAAATCTGTTCATAGCTTAAGTAGCTTTTTACTTTATCGAATAGACCTAGAATAGCATCTCGGCTAGGAATAACATTGTCATATTTAGTGTAGTTTAGTGATTGAGCGGATATATTTAATTTCATTTAATTCTCTTTTTATTCGCCAATCGCTTTTAATATAAACCTATTTATATGAGCAAAGCACTAGGCGAACTGATTCATTCTTGAATCATATTATTTATTATGTGGGTATTTATTGGCATCTTGCCAAAGATATATACTGAAATAACTTATTAGACGAGTCTATTTGCGTAGCAAAGTGAGGTGAATATTAACGTTTAAGTTCAAGTGACTTGGGTATATAAATTTTAATGAAAGTTTGTGATGATAAAAAGAAGAGGTAATAGGCACCAACGAAAGTTGATGCCATAGAGTCTGTTACATTACAGTAACTTCGCCTGCTTGCAGACCTTTTTTACCTTGCTCAACAACGTAAGATACTTTTTGGCCTTCAGAAAGTGTTTTGAAGCCAGTTGAGACAATTGATTGGAAATGAACAAACAAGTCTTCACCACCATTCTCTGGAGAAATAAAGCCGAAACCTTTAGTTTCGTTGAACCATTTTACTGAACCAGTTGATTTATTAGACATAGATACCTCTATATAAGATAATTTTAATAGTAAATGTTTAGCTAATAAGCGCTATTATATGATTTAGAGATATATATTTTGTCGCAGGAACGTAAACGAGGAAATCGATGAAGAACTGAGAGAAATTTGATCTTAAAATAATTAAATAGCTCTTTTCTTAAGAGCTGATGTGCAGTATACCGATAAAATTACTAAAGGCTAGCTTTTTATTTTTTATTTTCACCTTACAATTTTAACAGTAGTTCTTTCCTGTCGAACGTGTTATGCAATAGAAAACTCTAACTAGGGATTACTTTCTGATACTAGTTACTAAAGAGCTATCACACACTGCAATTTATAAAACCACAACAAAAATCAAAGGCAACTCACTGATTAGGTTGATTTTATATTTCTCACCGAGCTTTATAAAAGCAAGTATTTATAAAGATGTTGTATCTACTTAAATGAGGAAAAACGGGAAATACCTATCTATTTAGTTCAATGAGTGTATAGTGAGGTCAGCTCCGAAACGTGAGCTATTGATGAAACATACAGTTCGAGTCTCTTCTTAGTTTTCTTTCGAGTCATATCGTTATACAACTCCCATAGCAACTTATTCTTTATCTTCCATTAAATAGCCCCCAGTTTGGTTTTTAACTATAAAAAATAGCTTCATAGACTGTAGCCCTATTTAAAAAGATCCAACTTAGAATTTTGAACTAAACATGAAGTAAAAGTTCTTTTAGTTGTGATTTTTGACCATTTAGATACGTTATCCTTGGGAGCTATTCTTTATCATTGTTAATGAGCACTTATAGTCGTATGTTGAAACAGGCTTACTTCAGCCACTTTAGGCTATCTTTCATGTAAAAATATAGCCTGCATATTCAATGTACTTTTGATGAATATGTTCAAACAGGAACAAGAATGAGAAAAAAACGAGATAAATCTCCAAGAAAATACAAAAAAAGCGGCTACGAGGTTAAGTTTGAGCAGATGGTTAAAGAATACCATGATGCCAAAGAGACGCTAGAATCAATGAAAGAAGGTTCTGAGGAGTATAATAAGCAGAAAAATCTCTGCGAATCTCTGTTTGCTAGTGCTGAACGCTTCTTTAAGCAAAATCAGTAATACTATAAAGAATTAGACCTAATTCTATAGTGATTGTGGTGTGCAAGTGTCAACCGCTTCGCATCACTATCATTCTCCCCTCATAGGTTTGTTTCGTTTTCCGGTACCTTTCAGTTATCAAAAATTTAATGCTACCTTCTTACAGAAATAGCTTGGGTATTGATTAGTACAATTAAGCCCCTCAAACTGAGAGGCTCTCTACTTGGCAAGAATACAACAACGCTATTTATCATACTCTAGTCTAAATCCCATTTGTTCACGCTGAATCAGCATTCCACAAACCATTGATTCCATTAAAAGTAGCAGTGAGCGAACCTTACCTTCCGTGCATTGCTTTTTGTCTTCTCTTGTCGCCCTTCTAGCAATCTCACTTTTGTTAAGTCCATGGACATAGTGAAGAACAAAAAATGTCATTGGCCTTGGATTTTCCTCATCCATCATACAAGCAACCAACTTATCAATGACTAGAGCATCATCATCACATAGCTTATATCTTAAGTCTGGAGCCACAGGCAGGACATTAGATAACCCACACATCTGTGTATACCAATGACAACCAGTATTGTTGTGTGACCAGTTCCCCCACCCTCTTAACAGTACTCGTGTACGTTCTAAATCTTGATCTTTCATATTGATACCATTACTTCAATTACATGTTGGTGTGAACTAAGCTGACTCGTAGAAATACTCAAAATTAGTACTCATCACGTCAGCTTTGGCCTTGTAGACTTTCTCAATGTCGTATAGGTCATACACCGTCCAGTTCTGCGGAGAGTGATAACTTTCTAACGTTTCTAAGCGAGATAGTCCGATACGTTCGATAAGTCCACGTCGGTACTCTTTCGAATTCCCCGATTTGTTCCCGTTGCATTCGTAGCACTGGCCATGGGCATTGTCTTCATTGAATCTAAGTTCAGGGGCTGCGCCTACAGAACGAAAGTGGCCGCAACACAGAGGCAAGTAGCGTCCACAGCTAGCACACGGTTTTCCGCTATCGCGTAACACGATAAAACGGTTAAATTGTTCTTGAGCTTTTTGAACTCGATACCCGTATTTCTTAATTTTCATTTGTCAGCCACAGCCCCATAAATCCAGTAAAAAGAGCCGTTAGGTAGATGAGAAACAAACTATCGAAATGGAAGCCACGCCCAGCGAAGAGAAAGCTGAATTGCAAGAATGCTGACGATACCACTGCTATCGCACTAACCACCGTAAATAAGGCAAATAACAGACGTATCATGCGAACTCCATAAAGCGATATACGGCGTTTTGCATCTCTTGCTCGTCGTTAAATACTTGAAAAAGTGATTGGTTCCATATGACGTTAAAACAACCTTTGTAAATTTTTTCGAATTGTTCTTGGTCTGCGTTCTCAAAAGCGATAGACCAAGGCCGCTTTACTGTTCCTCCATTGGGGAGCATTTCTAAATCAAAATAACCAGCTTCGATCATCACTTGGTATCGGTAGTTCTCAATACACTTGTAAGCCTCTGGGTCGCAGTGACTTTCTCGCTGTTTTTTTATTTTCGATAAGACGATGTTGGCAATCTCAATACCATGTGTTTCATACATGTCTTCTCGTCCAGCCAACTGACAGAATTGCTTCGCAGTTTCATGTGCTATGTAATACTCTGGTTCGCTGATTAGGCTTACGTCGGGAGACCAATACTCGAATCCTAGGTGTATCAACGCAAAAAATTTACGGTGGTGATCCAAAACACGGGCTTTCGCTTTAGACTTAGGCTTAATAGCCACAACGCGTCCACGCATCGTAGCAGCCTTTTCGCGCATTTCAGGTGTTGCGTACTGAATATAACCACCAGTACCAATTGCACCGATGATCTCTGTCGTTTCTTTTTTCGCCTTCACAGTTGAACAACTACGCACGTTTCAACTCCTTAAAGTGAATTCTTGGTTTCGCCAACTTTTGAGCCTTTTTGGCTTTCTCTATCATCAAGTCGACACGAAATTGAGTGTTCTCAGAGTCATCATCGTTAGCCGCGATCATCTGCTCATAATCTTTGAGAGTAATGCCATAATCATTCGCTATGTCGTTTAACATCTGATTCGCTAACTCACGCGCTTTGCGCCACTCTCCACAATTGTGAAAGTGCTTGTAGATATCCTCATATTGTTCACTAGCAACTTTTTGATTTGCCATATTCAGGCGTTGCAACTTACCCTCGATAAACGGCAGATCAGATGGAATGCCCCACTTTTTAGAACCGGCATACCAAAACTTCGGTAGGTAGTAGATCATCTCTCCCCCTGCAATCGCTCTCGGATTTGTCGTTGTTGCTGGATGAATCTCTTTAGCTTTTCAATATCCGCTTGGAAACTGACAATAGCTTTATCGCCACCAGGAATGTTCCATTGCTGATGCTGCATAATGTTCTGCTGCAAACCTGCTACTTTAGATTCAGCTAGATGTATTTCGTTCTCAATTTGGGCTGTACAGTCAAGCTGGACTGGTGACTCTAGGTTTTTATTGCATCGTCCCTTGTTCTGCTCTTTGGCTAACCAAGAATTGATAAATCTAGGGATTCCACTTTTGGTCTTGCGTCTGGTGGGATTAGATTTCAACCAACCAAGCATGTTTCGAAATTCCTGATAAATATCTACAGACGGATACAGCTTTCTGAACTCGAATATGTCCTCCATGTACACGGAATAAATCTCACCACGACGATTCGTTGGAAATTCAAATTCAGATTCAGGTTTTCTGGTTTCAAGCAATTCATCATTGCTTGGAATAAGATCTTTCAAAGGATCAATGGTTGGTTCTATGACTGGTTCTGTTACCCAATTTTGGGTACCTTTCAAATCCGTTTTTGGGTACCTTTCAAGTCCAATTTTGGGTACCTTCGGAAGGTATCCATTTTCGGGTACCTTCTCTTCAGGGCTCGTAGTTCTTGATGATTTTGGGACTTGATGCTTCACATCGTCTTCTATGCCTAACAATTCCCATACAACAACCTGATTCGTTGACCCCTTTCTTTTCCCAGAATCTCGAATGATCCCAAGCTCTTGCATTGCCTTTAAGTTCGAACGAATTGTTTTGATGTTTAAGCGAGTATCGAGCTCTATACGCTCCGCACTCGGATATGCTCTGTGATACTCATCAGCTCGATCGGCAAGAGATAGAAGAATTAACTTCATCGTGGCCTTGATATCTTGTCGCCACGCCCAATCTGTAGCTCGTCTACTCATATTCTTGACTTCCAGCGCAACGCTGCGCTTTTCTTATACGCCTAGAGGTAAAACCAACAACCCTCTCACCAATCGTTAAGCGTTTGACTTTTATGGCGATCAAACTCGCGCTGCTTTTCCAGCAATATATTCGTAAGCCCCTGATAACAATCAACGGTCTTTCCCGCCACGACTAACTCTTTAACCGTAAACTCTCCATCTCTGATGACGACTTGAACTGGAGCAGTGATTGTTACGATTTCAGACACGGGAATTAATGATTTATCAATTACGCCTTTTTTCATTTGTCCATCCCATAAACTCGAATCGCAGCTAACTTGCTCGCGATAACTCGTGCAGCTGCTTCAATAGCAGCTGATTTAATAGCTTTCGCTTCTTTGTTGTCGATCATTTGGTCATCTGCGAGTGCTCGGCAAATCTCGACATTCGCTTCACCAAGTGCAGCCATCTCTTTGATCTGGATTTCGCTAAGCTCTTCCGCGTCAAGTTCGAATTCCGCCATAGGAACAAACAAACCACCGCGTTGGCCTGCGCGATATTGAGCCAGAAAATAGGTACCGGCGTGGATTTCCATTGCTTCTAGATCTTCATCATCGAAAAAACGGCAACCGTTTCGTTCATAGAGCTTGTTGTTGAAGGTGGTTTCAGACATACCAATTGCGCCAGCTAAAGCACCTCGACCTCCCTTGGTCTTCTTGATGATTTCTTTGACCACTTCTTTTTTCGAGTCAAATTTCACTAACATAATTAGATTTTCCTTGTAGTTATGCGGCTCTATTGATTGCTGTACTATTGAGCTGCTCTTTAGTAAGAGAGATAAGCAACTCGGTGGAAAATTTTGACTCTGATAGAGCCTCAATCTTTTCCGCATAATCAGATTCACCAGTAATTACCGTCCTAGGCAAACAGTTCTTAGCTTTCCACTTAGATACTGCTTTTGGCGTTACAGAGCATGCTTTCGCGATATTGCTACCACCAAGTTCGTCAATGATTTTTTCAATTGATAATTGTTTCATTAATCACCCCTCAAATATGTACTTTTGGTACATCATAACTATGAACTGATAGTGCCGTCAAATCAATATAAAATTGTACCTATGGTTCATGATGAAAAATTGCGTGAAGATTTCTCGGTTAGGCTTGCGCAGGCCTGCTCTGACGCTGGGATTGAAGAACATGGTCGAGGGGTAATTCTCGCCAAACGACTTGGTGTTACTCCAAAAGCAGTAAGTAAGTGGCTGAATTCAGAATCAATGCCAAGACAAGGAAAGATGAAAGAGTTGGCCAAGGTGCTAAATGTTAGTGCATCTTGGCTTCAATATGGTGAACCAGATAATGGCGTAGAAAACGTCACCCATCTAGATATACAACCATCGCACAAGGGTGATTTTCCTGTATTAGGAAAAGTATCAGCCGGTAAATTTAAAGAAGCAGTTCAACACTTTGACCTCGAATACCTCTCAACAACAGTAAAATGTCATCCAGAC